GTTGTGTATCGGCTGGTGCTGGTAGTGGCTATGCAAATATTACTTGTTTTGCAGGAGGTCATACTTTTCCTCGTTTTGGTCAAACAAATTCAGATAACTACACTTTATTGGATGTCAGTTTATATAATCCTATCGGTGGTATAGGTACACATACATCATTACACATTAATAATACAATTAACCAAACTGGAGGTGCAAATGGTATTACACGTGGATTGTATGTTAATCCATTTTTAACTGCTGCTGCTAATTATAGATCTATTGAATGGTCAAATAATACTGGATGGGGTTTATATGGATTAGGAACTGCACCAAGTTATTTTAATGGAAACGTACAAATAGGAAATACAACTGCAATTAGTAATTTATATAAATTACAATTAACTGGTAGGCAATATATTTTACATACTTCAACATATAGTGGTGCTGGTGTACAATCATTTGTAACATCAAAAAACGTTACAATTAATCAAACAATTAGTGGTGGTAATGGATTAAATAATCAAATTAATACAGGATTGAATATTTTTTCATCTACACAAACTATTCCTGAAACAACAACTTATGCAACCATTTTTAACTATAATGAATATCAATTTTCTGCTGCTGGTGTAACATTATTTGCTTCACAATCTGCTGGAGGTATTAGATCAGTATCTCAATTAACAACACAAAATGTTTTTGGTGGTGCAATTAATGGAACAATGTCACATGTTTCAGGTATTCAAATAAATGGTTATTATAATCCTGTAAGCGGAATAACTCCAACAATTACCAATGCTTATCAGTTATTAATTAATAGTACTGGCGAATTTGGTCACCCATTTAATTTTACAAATAGATGGGGTATTTACCAAATGGGAATAAATGATCGTAATTATTTAGAGGGAAATTTACTTTTGAATAGCACAACCGATACAGGGCAAATATTACAAGTTAATGGAGCCATCAGGGTTAATGGACAGGCAAGTGGAACTGCTGGAGGTAATTCAGGAAATCATTTAATAATTAATGTTGATGGTACACAATATAAAATAGCTTTACTTAATCCATAATAAATAAAAAATGAAACAAATACAACCAGTTAGCATTTGGGATAATGGACAAATTTATGAAGCCAAAATTTTAGATGCTTATGTTATTAAAGATGATCTTGCAACATTTGCAATTTTTTGGTGGGGATTGTTTTCTGAAGGAACTGAACCAGGTACAAAAGGTACACAAGTTTCACAGGGTAATTTAACCATGAATGGACAGGATTATATTGATTGGAATACTAATCCTGATATTAATGATGATGCTTATACCTGGATAGCTGCTCAATTAAATTTAACCATTATATAATCATTAAAAATTGACAAAATGAACGAAAAACAAGCATTAGAAATCGTAAAGGCTGCATTGGATTTAGGTGTGCAAAAAGGTAATTTTCAAAATCTAAATGAGGCATATACAATCATTCAGGCATTTGATGTAATTGCTCAACATTTTAAAAAGGATGAAAACGATAATGCAGCAAACTGAACCAACATATATTGCAACAATCGGAACGATATTTTTTGGTCTGATTGGTGTACAGGATATTTCAGAAATAAGTAATATTATTTTTATTACTGCATCTACAATCAGTTGTGGTATATCTATTGCAGTTGGATTAAAACAATTAAAAAAGAAATAATGAAACACATTTTAAAAAACATTAAAACTTCCTTTGTTGGATCTATTGCTGGACTTGGTTTCATGATAGATGCAATTCAGAAAGGTGATTGGGTTATGGCAGTATCGGGATTGGCTACAATGGTACTTGGTTTATTAGCAAAGGATCATGACACCCACTAAAAAATATATCATAATTGGAGCAATTATATTGCTCCTTTTAATATCAAAAAGGGTGAGTGCAGAAAAATTAATAGCAAAATTTGAAGGATTGAGGCTGAAGGCTTACCAGGATACTGGAGGCATTTGGACAATCGGTTATGGATCCACAAAAGATCCGTTTACTGGTATATCAGTCAGGGAAGGTGATGTTATTACAAAAGAAACTGCTTTGTCCTGGTTAAAAAAGGATATTGAGCAAAGACAATTTGCAATCAGGAAATTAATTAAGGTTCCTGTAAATGGTAATCAATTGGCAGCGTTAACAAGAAGAGCTTATAATATTGGATTAGGTGCTTTTCAGACTAGTACATTATTAAGGTTGCTTAACCAAAAGGCAAATATTGTCCAGGTTGCTGATCAGTTTTTGAGATGGAACAAGGTTAAAGGAGTAGAAGTAAAAGGTTTAACCAATAGGAGGATCCTGGAAAGGGAACTATTTTTGAAATAAGTTGGATAATTAGGTTATATGTTTTGGGGAATATTTCAATATTCCCCTTTTTTTTGCCCAAAAATTTGTTTTATTCAATAAAAAGCATATACATTCGTATTGACAAATGATTTTTAACTTTTAAACGAAAAATTATGCTTAAAGAATTAATTGCATTTTACTTCCAGTACGAAAAGATTATTATTTTTATTGTACTATTTTTTTTACTTATCATTTTAGGGAACATTCAATCTTCAAACCCTGAATTTTATTGATCATGGCAACAATTATGGTAAAATATGATCCTGATGGTTATTGGGAACAATTTCTTTATATATACATGATCAGACATGAGAAAATTTTTGGTGATGATAGCAAATTCATTTTGTATTATGAATCCGATTATCATTTATTAAAAATTGGGTATGAATTTGGCTTGTTTTATCAAAAAAAAATGATTGTAAACAATGGAAAATAATATTCGGGAAATATTTGAGGAAATTATTTTTATTCAAAAAAAGATAGATAATTTGGAAAAAATTACTGAATCTAAAGTATTTAGTAATATTCAAATTCACTTTTTTGCTGATGGAAGATTTTATTCCTTATATCCAAAAGATAGTCCATTTAATATGGAAACGGAATTGCGGATCCTCCTGGAAGCAATGATAGATCAAATGAAAACTGATATACAAAATCTTAAACTGCAATTTTAATGAAACAAATTATTGTTAACGGAAAAAGAATTTATTTTGAGGTACACCTAATTCCTGAACCTTTTATACTTTTGTCAGACCTGGAAAGTTTATCAGTTGGAATTTTAAAGGCTTATTCATTGCATAGATTCAGCATGAAATATGCAATGGAAGATTATGTAAAATATTTGGATAAAGTCCAAGAATATAAAAACGAACGTGAAAAACCAACAACCCCTTTTTAATGAAATGCGTTAATTGTCGCAAATTTTTTACAATTACAATCCACAGGGGCAAAATGGGTAAACCAAATTGCCCCTATTGTTTAACCATTAATCAAATAAAAAATGCAAAAGAACAAAGATCTTCCAGCAATGCCAGTACACCCAATGCAGGACAAATTTGGACAAGTAATTCTTATGGCAGGAATGTCAAAACTGGAAATAACTGCTTTAAACGTATTATCAGCACAATTGAGAAAAAACAATATTGAAGATCTATCTGATGAAGATATTACATATCTAATTAATCAATCCTATAATATAGCTGATGAGTTTTGCTCATATTTAGAAACTAAAAGTGAAAAGGAAAGTGGCATTATAACAATTTAAAACGTGTAAACCAATGACAAATGATCTACACGAAAAATTGTTAAGCCGAAAATTTAAACAAAATTACCAGCCACCTGATGAGGATATTATTTTTACAATAGATGGTAAAAATATCGGGTGCCTACAAAGTTTTGTTTGTTTTCAAGGTCTTCCAAAGGCAGGAAAAAGCACATTCATAACGAGTGCTATTGCTTCAGCCTTTACTACTTGGGATATTTTTGGAATGAAATTAAACTTTCCGAAAAACAGGAAAAGAATCTGCTATATTGATACTGAAAGTTCAGATTTTGACTATTACAGGGTATTGGATAGGATTAGAACACAAATAATATCCGATTTTTTACCACACAATTTTGATTCTTTTTTATTTAGGGAAGATTCACCAAACGAAATTCAGCAAATGATTGAACTTTATTTGGTTGAAAATCCTGATTGTTCAATTTTGGTACTGGATGGAATATTGGATCTTATTTCTGATTTTAATTCAGTTGAACAGTCTTTTTTTCTTATTCAATGGTTAAAAAAAATAACCAAAATTCATAATTTATTGATTTTGTGCGTACTTCATTTGGGTAAAAAAGATCAAAATTCTATTGGTCATATTGGATCCTATCTTGACAGGAAGGCACAAAGTGTATTAAAAATTGAAAAGAATAAAGAAAACAAAACTATTGATCTTTCAGCTACTTTTTTAAGATCAAGTGATGAATTCAACCCAATTTCAATTTATTATTCAGGCACCAGCTGGACACAAACAAATAATACACAGGAAAAAACTGGAAACTATATTTTTGGAATGGAAAAAACCAGTTTGATTAATAGGATATTATTTGAGCCACGTAAATATTCTGATATGTTAGCTGATTTGGAAGAATTTACTGGTAAAGGATCCACTACTTGCAAAAAAGTTTTAAAAGACTGGTTGTTGGATGGATCAATTATTAAGTCAGGGGATATGTATAAACAT